GATGAATGGGAGTTATTAAGGTTTTGTAATAAGTTAAATACTAATGTTTTAGGTGGTGCTAGCAAATTATTTAAATATTTTAAAAATAATTATAATCCAAAAGAAATTACTACTTATGCTGATAGAAGCCATTCAAATGGTGGTTTATATAAACAATTAGGATTCGAATTTATTTCAAAAACTTCACCAAACTATTATTATATTGTTGATGGGATTAAATACCATAGATTTAATTTTAGAAAAGACAAATTAATAAAAGAAGGATTCAATCCAAATAAAACAGAACATGAAATAATGTTAGAAAGAAAAATTTTTAGAATTTACAAGTCTGGAAATTTAAAATTTAAACTTAATATTTAATTTAATATATAAAAATTATTAGCAAGTGTAGCATAATGTTAATGCATTTACTTTTTCCAAGTAAAAGAAAATAGTTCAATTCTATTCACTTTGCTCTAAATATTAAGGAAATTAACACATTCTAAAAGTATTTTTTCTTTACGACTTATAATTACTGTCCCAAATAGTCAAAACTTCATAACCTTCTTCTTTCGCTATTCTTATCTTTTCTAGATAATTTTATATATAATCTATATAAAAATATTTTGATTTTTTCTGAAAATTTTAACTTTCTTTCTTGCTGTATAGTATTATAATACAATTCAAAAAATGGCAATTCATATATATCATTTGTATTCTCATCAAGAACTAACACCTTAACGTTGAAGGAGTTGCATTTTCCCGTTTGCCGACTGGCCATTAATATTGAATATCTATTCTTTGTGTATAAGTTAATTATATCTTTTTGGTAGTCTCTCAATTTCATATGCCCGATAGTGCCATCTTCGAGTTTAATTTTACAATATGTTTCAGCAAAATAATGAACTGACATTTTACATTTAACATATTCTTCGAATTCATCATCAGTAAAAGCGAAAGTTAGATTTGCTTTTCTTACACCTTTAAGATTTGAAAACCAAAGTTTTTCATATCTTTTTAATAATTTACCTAAGTTCTCTCTATGTTCAATATCTTTAACAAGTTCACTTGTTAATATAAATTCTTCAAGTCTTTCCATAATTTTTCTTTATTATTCAAAAATAAAATCAATATTATATCCTCTAATAATAAAATTTAGATACATTATATCTCTATATGTACCCTCATAAATATCAATTGATAATGAATATCCAAGTTGTTCTAACTCGGGAATATAACTTGTTATTTGGCTTCTCACCTTAGATTCAAGAGTACCTACAGACACTTTAGTTTGCCACAAGTAGTACTCTAATCCTATTCCAACACTATCTCCTATAACATCATTTTCACTAGTAAATAAAATCATTTCTAATTTTTGAACTATCACCTCAATTTCATCATCTTCAACAATTTTATTAATTACATATTTTGGATGACCATCATACCTGATGACTAAATCCTTTACATCGTTTAATGCCATGGAAACCTTATTTTTATAATATATATTAAAAAACTCTTTCCCTATGGAAGAACAAGACTTAGACGATTTTATATCGATTATAAATTATATTGGAAAAGTAGATAACGGTATTGCCGTTGACTTATCATTAAAAATAAAAACCGAATTATTTAATATGATTTACTGGTTTGATAAAAATGAAAATTATAAAATGTCTATTGATGAGAAATTTTTAAATAAATATAAAATAACTAACATTTATTAATATAAAAATTATAAAAAATTAGCATATTATATTCACAATTTTATAATAAAGGATAAAGAGCAATTATTCAAAGATTTCAATCTTTAACTAGCATTAGTATCTTTTGCTCTTACAGAAACTGAATTTGCAATAGTTTTTCGGGTACTAGGTTGTGTAGTTGATTGTTCTTGTGATATATTTATTTTAGTAGTATCTGGTTCAACATCTTTAAATATAACATTCACAGTACTAAATCCATCTGAAACTCTTGGATCTTGATAATAATAAACACCATTTCTATCACTCCAACCACCTCTAAGAATCGCAAGCTGGCTTTTTCTTTTATCAGATTGTTTATTAATAATTATATCACCTAAAACTGGATCAATTCCTATCATTTGGTTTTCATTATAATTAGTCTTTTTATAGTCAACCAATGTTGTAGAGCCAAGTGATACAATTTGACTATCACTAGAATTAACTCTATCATTTTTTAATATTTTATTGTCTTCTATTTTCACCGAATTTATATTAGATGCATATGTTGTTTCAATCACATTTCTTCTTTGAGATTTCAATATTGTACCATCTCTATGATAATCCTCATTTGATTTACTCACAAACTCAATATTTATAGAATCGATACCTTCTATTCCCTTTAACCCCTTTATAATATCAGCCTTCACAATTCTATCATATCTCTCATTATTAGCAAAAAAATCTGCCAAATAATCTATTATTTGATCTCTAATATTTTCTTCTGGTTCATCATTAAATCTTCTAACGTACACATTAGCAATATACATTCTAATTAAAGGATCTAATATTACCATTTTTGCTGTAAGACTAAGTATACCTTGTTTTTTAATATATTCTTTAATTCTTTGCTTTTCATTATCATCATAATAAAATGCATCGATAGTAACATTAAAATAATTAATATCTCCAACAAAATAATTAGTTATTTTTGGTATTAAAAATAAATACATTTCATTAATATTAATCTCATCTAAATCGCCATCAGAATCAATATCAATCTCAATCATATCTAGCGTATTAAACGCGTTTACTTTTGAAAAGAAATTTAATTTTTTTAAATGATAAATAAACTGTTGTGGTGTTGCCAACACAAAATTTCTTGATACATATGGAACTACACTTTTTGTATATTCTAAACTTTCTCCATTAGATGCAAATGTAATATCATTCTCAACAAACACATCAAACAATTGTTGGGGAGTCAAAACATTTCCTTCAGAATCATACATATCATCAACAAACTCAAAATCATTTACTTTTGGATTTGGGATATTACCTAAAATGCCATCAGTTAATAAATATTTAATTTCGATTACAGATCCTAAAATTGGCACAACACCATTAACACCATTACCAAAATAAACATCTAATCCACCATCGAATCCACTTCTTGTAAAACAAGCATTTTCATCTTCTAACATATCATATAAATGATCTCTAATAGACATATTAACACCATCAACAAACACTTGAAAATCAAAATTATCTATTGATTGATTATTATCAACAATTACTGCAATTGATTGGTTTTTATCTCCTGTACCTGTAAATGTTTGTGTTTCATATTTACCTTGAACTAAACTAACAAAAAATTGACACCCTGATGATAAAGGATAAATATTTTTATCAGCACCGATTTTAAGTGTATAAAATAAAGTATTTGTCTTATTTTTTAATGAAGTATCATCATATATAATAACAGAACTACCTTGAATTTTTTGTTGTATATTTATTCCTTGTTTCAATTTAAACTTCAAAGTGCCTTTTGCTGATATAGCTCTTGATGGATTATGACCAGAAATCCTAGCAATATTTAATATCATTCTTTTTGTTTTTGTTTGTTCTATATCTAATTGTCTTACAGTATTTTTATTATAAAGAATAATTTGTCTAAAAAATTCTTTCATTTGTTGTAAAAGTTGACCATAAGGCGAAGCAGAATTAAATAAAATCCCAGACTTATTATACGTAGTTGATAACCAATTATTAACCTGGTTAGTTAAATTATTAAAATTCAACTCAACATATTCAAAAATTTTCTCTGTTCTTCTTTTATCAGCCATTACTTAATCTTATTTTTTAGCGTTTCACCTATAACCTTCACAAGATTATTTAAATTTTCCTGTTCAACTGTAATATACTTATCTAATATTTTAAATTTAAATAAATAAAAATCTTGATTTTCTCTGGAAATCTCAAGTTCTATTGACTGTTCATTACTTAAATTAATACCAAAACTAAAAAATAAAGATTTACAAGGCATTATTTTTATTTTAGGCTCATACTTAAACCCTGTTACAGATATGTCAGATACATCATTTTCATTCAACCATTCATTAACTAATACAGCTGGAGATTTAATAAATTTAGATAAAACTTTAATATCATCACCAAATTTATTTTCTTTAAAAATTTCTTTTATTTTAATTTTAAAATCTTCTAAATCTTCAAAATCAACTCTAACATATTCACAATTAATATCATACAAATATGTAAAATAATTTTTTGTTAATTTATATTTACCACCATCTACTACAAAAATTAATTTAGTATAAATTATGTTAATATCGTTATACAAAACTCTATTCATAAATATTATAAGTTTTAAGTCAGACGAATTATCAATTTTTTCATACACAGAATCAACAGATAACACTTTTGTTGAATCAAAACTATTATTTATTGCACTTACTAAATCTGAGATTATTATTTCCATAATTAAATTATTTTGTGTGTTATTTCATATCTATCTTCAAATGTTGATGAATCAGATTCATCAACTCGAAGTATAGATATTTGAATTCCTTTATAATAACTAACAATTGGCTGACCTACAGATTCATATCCAGGTGCTTGCAAATCAATATATAAATCTATACCAGTTTTATTTAAAACTGTATATGCACCACTATAATCATCAATAACATTCAATTCATCTTTTAAATATAAATTTTGAACATACACTGTATCTCCACTTAAAAACAAATCTTCTGTAATTATAACAAAAGTATATCCAGTCCAACAACCAGTATCCCCACTCACAACATCTGTAGTATTAGTATACACATTTTCGTTCGTATAATAACTATTAGTAAATGTTGATCCAGTAGGATCTGCAACATTATATGCCACAACATCAACAGGTAAATCTACATTAAATATATTTGTTTCTGTTATACTATTATTATAATTAAAATTCATATTTAAATATAATCTTTGATAATATTGTGCAAACTCTGGTTTTATTATAATGTCTATTTTTTGTTTATATCTTAAATCTTTATCTAAAACTGTTGACACATTACCAGAATCAGTAGAAACATTATCATTAATAATATTTAATAACATTTTATTAGTAAATGACATTGGTACAGCATAAGATGCTCCAGTATTTGAAAAATTATAATTATAAGCATCTGACACCAACACAGATTGAATTTCATCATATTCAACACCAACAACGTTAAATTTTAATCTTGGATATGTACCTGCACTATCAACAGATATCTTAGCAGTATCAGAATCAACAAATTGGTTAGTTTTATATAATGTCAACAAATCCTCCATATTATTCATTTTTGACTTCAATTCATCCATATCAGATTGAGAATAAATTAAACTTTTCATATTTTGAATATCCATATTTATTCTAACAAATTCTTGAATTATATTAATAAAATTTTCATTAACTCTATAATATTTCTTCATCATCTCATTATATAATTCAAATCCAAACATATTATAAATTGTAGATGGATCATATGTCAACGGTAAAACATCATTGTCAATATTATAATGTACATTCAAATTAAACATGTATGATAACCCATCTTGACTACCATTAGTGACTAATTTTTGATAAGGTGTTATTAAATCATCAGAAGAATCATCGTCGTTTTCTGGATTATTTAAAAACTCTATACCATAAAGATTTGTGTATGAATAATTATTACCTTCGTTATCTTCTTCTATAAGTTCATAATACCATAAAATTGCATTAAAATCAAAATCAGAAGGTGGCTCTTCTTCAATTGAAATTGAATTAAATTCATCAAAATTATTAACTTCTAATCCGGGTATTTGCATTTTATAATAATGATCCCTATTAAAATCCATATAAGAACCATCTATACTATCTGAATTAAAATTTGATAAATCTTCAAAATAATTTTCATCATTAGTACCTACATTATTAGTTAAAAGAACACCATAATAATCACCTTGGTATCTTAATTTATCACCATCTTCACAAAGATAAGTCTGATCATCTGTATCAAATTGACCGAAATATGAACCTGGATAATTGGCTGGAGTTGTTCTTATTGGGGAATTTAAACTCTCAGCACCTACAATTTCATCTTGCACTTCGTCAGAAAGTAACGGTATTTCAAGATTAGGATAATAATTGGTTGTTGCTCTTGTGCCAAATAAAACTGTAGGTGTAGCACCCACATGATGTGGTAAATAAGCAGTTATCTCTTGACCTGTTCGTGATGCAGTTTGTATATTTGAAACTTGATTTATTTCACCTACGTATTGTACTAATCTATCATAATCTAAATAAA